TAATATAAAATCTTGTTGACTAGAACTGTTTGAACTTGTTACACCTAAAGCACCACCAGAACTGCTATTTCTAACTTCTAATCCGTTATCACTATTCGAGGAACTTGTTGTGCCAATAAGAACTGTTCCAGACGAATTTATACGCATACGGTCTACACCAGCAGTTCCGTCATAAAAACTAAAATTTCCATCATTCTGTGCTTGCAATCCATAGTTTCTGCCACTAGCATTGGATGATTCAAGCTGAATAGAAGGAGCATCTGCTCTAACAACCAACTCTTCTGCTGGACTTGCTGTACCTATACCTACGTTGCCAGAACTATTTGCAGTAACAAACGATCCGTTACCTGCGTAAGTATCGTTTAAAGTAATAGTTCTATCAGCAGCAGGGTTACTGGATGGTGCAGCAATACTCATGCTGTTACCACCCGAATGTTTTAATTTTATTGAACTCATTTATGCAGCCTCCAATGCAGCAACTTTTGTTTCCAATACTTCAATTTTAGCAACAGCTTCCTGTAATGCAGCAGTAAGTAAAGGTACAAGTTTACTCTGATCTATTCCTTGATATACAGGATTTTTGTCTGCATCAACTTCATCTTTAGTTCCTGTTATAGCCTCAGGTACTGCTGTAACTTCATGTGCTAAAAATCCATCAACAATTCTAGAATCACCTATAAAGTTGAATTTAGAAGGTTTTAATGTTTTTAATCTTGTAATACCATCAGATATTGCAGTTATATTTTCTTTAAGTCTGTAATCTGAACTTGTACTATATGTAGTACCTGATGTTGTAGCATCAATAAAACCTCTTACTGTACCGCCAGCATCTTGGAATTTTATATATCCTGCCGCAGTACCACCTGTGTTTCTACTATGTCTCATTATCATCATTCCTACATCATCTGTAGAACCATGACGTAGAAAAACAGTTCCAGTACTACCTGTACTGTCTACACGCAATTTTTCACTATTTGCAGTTGTATCTACACCAATACATAAAGAACCTCCACTTGTGACTCTCATACGTTCTGTATCAGCAGTACCAAATTTTAAAGGAATACTATCAGCACTATAAAACCATGCTTGACTTCCAGACACTCCAAAGTAGGCATCTTTATCTGTATCAGTTTCATGTAATAGAATTTGTGGCTGTATCCCTGCAATATTTATACCTCTTGAATTTCCTCCAAAACCACCATTATTGTGGGAAGTATTACCGATTAGTAAATTACCATTTGAATCAAATCTGCTTCTTTCAGTTCCTCCAGTACTGAAACCTAAAATATCAGACCCAAAATTTATTCCTGTATTACTGTCTGTTCCCTGTAATGCTGGTGCGGAAGCTGATCCGTCAATTCCAGAGATGCCAGTAGTGCCGTTAATAATTAAAGCCATAATTAAAGAATAACAAGTATTGCGCCACTTGGCACAGTTATTGTAACCCCACTATTTATTGTGGGACTTACTGTGTGGGCGTGTTTTCCAGAGGATAAAGTGTAAGAAGTTGTAGCAGCTTGGTCACTCTCAAAAAACACCTCATCAGTCCCCCCACCAGTTGCGCCAGCCCCTCCACCAATAGCACCCCAAGCACCATTGTTATAGCCTTCAAATTGATTAAGGGTGCTGTTATGACGGAACATTCCAACAGCTGGACTACCATCCCTTTGAGCCGTTGTACCAGATGGGACTGTAAGACTAGAAGTATAGTTATGAGTTACTTTTCCTGTAAATGTACCTCCCGCAACAGGCATTAGACCTAAATTTGCCTGTGTTACATTACCGATCTCAATATATCCGTTATTAGCTGCATTTCTTAGCTTAAGAAGATTAGATGTTGTATTAACTGATAACTGAAACGCAACTTGTGTACCGCTGGGATCTGATGACCCACTATTTAAACTTTGTATGGCAGCAAAAACATTATTAAGGTCAGTTCTTACGGCAGAGCCTGTGCCATTAGCAATACTGTAATCTGAAACTTGTGCCATTTAGAAAACTACCTTGTGCATATTCTACCCTCCTTTACCAAATCCGACAGCCTGATAGGTGAAATTTCTATCAATCGAAGCATTTGATGAGTTTTTGAAGTGAACAGTGAAACCAGTTCCAGAAATACTACTTACTTCAAAGTAATCTCCTGATGCCATATTCTGAGCATTGATACCAATAGAGGGTAAATTAGTATTTGCTCCAAGCAAAGAAGAAGTACCAACAAAAAATGGATTGGTAAACGTAACAGCCTTTGCACCTGCTCCGCTTGCAATAACATTACCTTGTTCTGTTCTTCTCTGTAAAGATGCTGTGTAACCTAACTGTGAAACTTTTATATCTTGCGCAACATCATTACTTGTCAGTTTTGCTCTGAACTGAAATCCTCTACCTTTATAAGTACCATTTGCAAAGGTCTGGAAGTCAGAATAAGTAGGAGATCCAGATGGGTCATCTTGTGTGACTCGAACTAGCATTTCCGCATTAACTTCAGTTGCAGTTAGGCCATCGAAATCTGTCCATGTATCAATATTCGCTAATCTGCTGTCAATTAAGTCATTAGGATAAAATGCTTCTGTCAAGAAGTGACGTTTGAGATCAAGACTGAATACACCACCTAAATCTAAAGTATCACCACCAGCAGTACCTCCAAAATCATAAGTACCAGAACTTGCAATACCTCCAAAGTCATCTAAAGACGGAACTGTATCAAAATCAGTGATAGCATCAAATAAACCTGTACCAGATAAATTTAAACTGTTTGTTACAGGATCAAATTCAACATTAACTTTTGTTCCTTGAAATTTAGGACTATCTGTATCTTCTCTTCTTGTCTGTGTAATCAAAGGTGCTTGATTATCGGGTAAATCAATAATTACACTTGTTTCACCAGCGCAAAATCTACCGCCATCATCTTGAAATTTTAAAATATATTCACCTTCAAGATAAGGTACTTCCGCAGAAGTCGTATTACCAGCTAAAGCTTGTATCAAATCAGTGCTATTAGTAAAACTACCACTACCATCTGTTAATGGACTATGCCTCACGAATACTCGACCACCATGAGTCACATCAATATCTGTAGATATATTCCAGCGTAATCTTACTAATTTCTCGTTTATTGGTTCAGCTGTCAGTCCAGTTACATTTGATGGTAGAGCAGTTTTTCCAACAGCATTAAAAGTTAAATCTGCAGAGGTCGCACTTGTCTGCAATGCAGCGTTATAACTAAATACTTGAAATTCATAAGTTCCAACATCAGTATTAAATATCTCGAAATCTGGAGAAGAAACTGTTGTAGAAACGAAATTACCATTATTGAATCTGTAATTAACTTGATATTGTGTGACTCCAACGATAGGTTGCCAACTTACAATTAGTTTAGAAACAGCGGAATTATTTATTTCAACAATTTTTTCTTCAGCTTGTAGTGCAGCTGGTGCATTCTTTAATTCATTTAAAATTGATACTGTTCTAGTAGGTAAACTAGATCCATCTTCAATAAATGCGTATTTTTCGTTTACATAAGATAAAGCTGTTATTGCGTAATTTATTTCATCTATTTCCTCAACATTTACAACCCTAAAAAGTTGTGGCTGTACTGTGTCATCAGCCAACAACCAGTTTGTATTGACATTTGGGGCTTGAGAAAATGGACTTGCTACAGTAATAGTTGCACCAGAAACAGAACTAATGTCTTTGGTTTCTACAGTTCCATCTGGCATTATTACAGATAATTTTGCATTATTTGTTGTAGGTAAGTCTGTATTTGTAGAATCATCAACAGTGATAACAGATGTTGAAGTAACAGATGCTATCCTTCCTCCTCGTCTAAGTCCACTTCTAACAGGATCAGCTATTTCTATTATTGATGATGGTCTGACTACAACACCACTATCAATAGATGTAGTAAAAGTACAAACTTCGGTTTCGTTGGCTTCGCTAAATAATATTGCCCTGCCAAGTCTTGCAGCCTGTCCTCTTGAAGTGCAAGCAAAAGCTTTAACTTGTTTAATACTCGAACCAAGTTTACTTATCAAGTTTGCATCTTCAACAACTTCAAAATCTATTTCTTGTGTATCCATGTTGAAATAAGAAACAGAAACCACACTATGACGTTGTTTTAAACTGCTACCAGAATATGAAAATCCATCACTCGTTATATTACTGAGATTAAAAAGATATGAAGCAGTAGCTGGACTATCTTGTTTTAAAGAAATACTACCTGCAGTCCAGATTGGCATACAACGCATTACACCAGCTAATTCATTTATGAGATCAAATGCCTCTCCAGAGCCTTGTATATTTACGTTGCATGAAAATCTAGCCTCCTGACCACCTAATCCATCATCTACTAAAGTATTAGCAAATTTGCTTGCAGTAACGAAAGAAAATAAATCAAGAGAACTATCTGTAATGTGATCGCCAAATCCATAACGAGTGTTAGTGAGAAGATCCAGTAATATCATTGCTGGACAGCTGCACCAAGTCGCTGCTGATAAAACGCCATTAAATATATAGCCGTCTGGATAAATTATGCGACCAGTTGCACTATCGACAGTAGGTGTGCCAGAGCCATTAGCTCCCGCTGCTGGTATCCTTACTTTTACTCCTCTTATCCTATATTTTCTTGAAGGTATAGAACTAAACTGCATTGAATCAAGTCTGATTGCAGCGTAAGCACTATTTGCATAAGTGTTTGCATCGTCAATTATTTCCCCTAAACTTGTCCACTCAAAAGCATTAATTAAAGCTGAATCTGTGCTGTCTGCTGTGACCCTTGAGACTCTAATGTCTACAGGAAAAGCACCTGTTAACTCAATTCTATAATCTCTTTGGTACGCGTCAGCAGTTCTTCCAGTTATCGTATCAGTAATTAAATCTGTGAAACCACCAGAATTATATTGAACAGAAATTTTTAATTCAACAGTAGAACCAAGTAAATCACCTTTATCTGTAGCTTGTTGTATTTGCGGAAATGTTATTGTTACGTTAGCGGCATCAACATCTGTATTTGTAATTTGTCTTGTAACTGGTGAAGATGTTGTTACAGTTACTCCTACTGCCGTAACAGAAGAGCTACTTTCAATACCTTCAACTTTGGTTTGGCTTGAAGTACCAAATCTAGGGTTAAAAGTTACATCTTGAAAATTAAAATCTGTTGCTACTGGATTTGTCGAATCAGCTGTAGCTTTTAAAACAGGTGTATCATTAAGAATTACATCTTTAAGAGCAGCATTGTTATATGCAGTTGTTCCTTTTGTTCTGCCTTCTTTCGATGCAGTAGCATATCCCTCTATCTCTCCCTCAGAAACTAGGTCTAAAAATGTAGCAAACTGTCTGCTGTGCAGCGTATCTGGCGTTCTTGTCGGTTGAGGAGGAGGAGGAGGGCTACCACCACCACCAGAGCCACGAATAATTTTAGGTTTCGTCATGCTACAACTTGTTGAGTGTCTACAGCACCACTAATGACAACTGAGCCAGTTATAATTTCACCATAACAAATCGGAACAGGAGTACCAGCCCTAGAGGTATTTTGTGTCCCACTAAAAGCGAAAGATATTCTAGGATCTTGCTCACTAGAAAACTCTGGCATTTTTGGCAATGGAAAAAGCATATCACTTACACCAGAAAGCACTAAACCAGCACCAATACCAAATGAAGCTTTAGCTAAAAATCCTACCTTACCAAAAGCAGTTGCCCCTGCTGCTACTCCTTTTGCTGTAAAAGAGCCTAATGTCAAGGGAGAAAATGCAAATGCACCAGCAATAAAAGCAGCCCCTAACAATATTTTTCCTACTCCTCGTCCAGCACCTTGAATAACAGGAACAATATGTATATCCTGTTGTCCTATTGGTAATTGAATTTCAGTTTCATCAATGGCATAATTTCCAACTTTTACTTGATAATATTTTGGACTCATGTATTGTTCTATACCAGCAAAATTATTTACTAAAAAACTTATTGCATGACTTAAAGTATCAGCTTTTATTTCAAACTCTTTATGACCAACGAAATTGGCTAACTCTCCATAAAGTTTAATTTTACGCAACATAACGTAACCTCTTTCCTGTGCATTTTAGCAACCATTCTGAGTATGGCTCTATGCAACTTAGTCTATCTGTTAAATGATGCAAAATTTCACCATCAAGAAAAATAGCGACATGATTTAGGTTATTAGACAAAATTGACATAAATAATAAATCACCATTAATTAATTTTTCATCTGGTTTCAGTTCTCTAAAACCTGTTTCCTCTGCACAATTTTCAAACATAGGATTTTCATTAAAATCTTCTAGTGTAGTCGGTCTTACCCAATCAATTAAATCAATGTCTAATTTTTCTTTATACCAATCTCTTACTAATGTATAACAATCTGTAACCGCCCAAGCCCACTCCCTCCCTAGCAATGGTGCTTTGTATCCTGTCGGCTCTAAATAGCCCCATGTTTCTGTCTTAGGGTTTACAATATGCCATTTAAGGCCGCTTTGCTCGCAAGCTACCTTATCAGATTGACTTGCTATTGGCGGTGTAACTGGGTGACTATGGATTACAGCAATAATATCTCCTGTATTATCAGCCCTTACATAGTCTTCTGGATCAATAATAAAGCATTGATGAGCAGTCATTGACAAATTTCTACAAGGAAAATATCTTTCTTTGCCTTTGATATTTAGTAAAAGACCACAGGACTCTTTAGGGTCTTGTTCTTTCGCGTGAGCAAGAGCAGCGTCTTTCCAGTTCATGCGATAAAAGTACCAATACTGGGAAAATTATCCCTAGTGCAAAGACGTTTTGGCGCTCTTATGCCAGCTAAATCGAAAGGAGCAGCTAGTTCAAACTGCACTATTTCTCGATTTTCTGTAGCTTTTCTATCTATTTTGTAAATTTCTTGAGGAAACTCTGCTGTAGGGTCTGGTGTTCCTAATGGATTTGTACCATCAGGAAAGTTAACAGCGTCAAGATAACGTGCTAAAGTCCTAATCCTCGTAACAGTAGCGCCTGTTAAATCATTTCCAGTTGTTACAGTATTTACATTTAACAAAATAGCTGTAATTGTTCCAAGAGCATTACTTACAGTTAAAGTAGGTCTAGGAATTTGTCCGCGTTGATATGCAAAACCCTCTGCAATAATTGGCAGTGGAATATAGGTATTACCAGCCCATACAACATTTGCATTAGAATTAAGATTAGTCCCATTATGAAACCTATAAGTTTGAGCAGAGCCATGCAAAGCAACTGTTGTTTCTAAAGTAAAAAGTTCAATAATCGCAGACGGATTTATTTTTTGTAAATCTGTAATTATTGGGGCAGTACTCATGGTTCAAACACCTCTCGGAATGTGGCACTAATACTAGCCCTATTATTGTATGGAATCGTTTTTGACCATTTATCACAAACAAATTTCATTGAAGAACTTTCACCCGCTGGTGTGTAATCAAAACTAGCTTGGTCATTAGCTCTTGCATCTAAAAAAGTTTCGATTGTGTCAGCATCAGTTTCACTGACATTCCAAGTAAAATTAAAAACTTTTGGGTTTTGGTTCTGTGCTAAACCAAATACAATTCTTTGTTCAAAACCATCTGCAAATTGTACGACCCTATTGACTGGTGCATTATTTTTTCTAGACCCATATGCGGGTTTGATGTCTGGAAAAGTTGCCATTATGCTAATAATCCCCCTGCTCTTTTTTGTTGTATTATTTCAGATTGTACAGCAGCTGCAATAAGCCTTCCAAGTTGTCTACCTTCCTCTTCTCCTCCTTGCGCATCAACATCACCTTCCATATTTACGTTAACAACAATATTATTAGTAACACCACCTAATTTATTATTTGGAATAATAGTACCTGCTCTACTAGGAACAAATAATTCAGCGCCTTTTTCTCCAACAAGTGAGGCCTGACCAACAGGTGGCCTTCCACCATTTGCAAAGCCCTTTCCGCCCAAACTAGGAACAAAAGTACCACTTAAATTTGTATCTGTAGGAATTGGATTACCTACATTAGGAACACTACCAAAGTTAAAAAGACCACCAATAAATTGATTAATTCCAAGTCTTATAAGTGATCGAGCTATGTCATTTAACAAAGCTCTAGCGGCTTGAGCTAAAGATTTAGTACCCATAACCGCGTCTGTAAGAGCATCTGTAACGCCTTCAGAAATTGCCTCTCCTATTTTTTTAAACTCTTCATCAAGTTTTTTTGCTAATTCTTCTTGTTTTTTAAGTATTTCTACACCTTTTTCTAATTCCCTATTATATTCTTCTTCTTTTAAAATTATTGCTGCTTTTTCCTCTCCAAATTTTTCAATAAGTTCTGCTCTTCTTGTTTCCAAATCGAACTGTTTTTTGCCTTCTTCAGTTTCAATTTTTGATCTCTCTATTATTTTTTCTAATTCTTTATTTTTATCTACAAGACTTTTTTTTACTCTTTCAAATTCTTGTGCTAATTCTCTTGCCTCTGCATTTGGTAAACCTCCCTCAAGTTCTTCTATTTCTTTTTGTAAGTCTTTTATTTCTTTTCCTTGTTTTAATACTCCTAATTCTTGTCCAAATAAACTAGCACCTGTAAAAAGATCTAATGTGTTCAAAGTGCTTTTCAAAATAGGGTTCATATCTCTTATTTCTTTTTCTAATTCATCTATTCTTGCTTTTCTTGTGGCAATAGCTTGATTTATCATTGCCGAAGTTCCCTCGTTTATAAGAGTATTAAATTCACTTTGTGCATTTCTCGCCTCTAATAATTTTGTTATAAAAAATCCAAGACCAACAATTGCTAAGCCTATTCCAGTTTTTGCTAAAGCTAGTTTGAAAGCAGTAGCAGCGGCAGTCGCTTTTGTAAATCCTCCAGCAGTAGCAAAAGCCATTGTTGCTGTAGTTGATAAATTACCACTTGCCGCAGCTGAAGCCATTGACATTGCAAGGAAATTAGCCTTTAAAGCTGCAATTTTTACCATCAAAACTGTTGAAACAACTGTTATTCCTTTTATGGCCGCAGCAATACCAATAAATGCCAGCGTAACTTTTCCTCCCTCACTATCAATAAATCCAGTAATACCATCAACAAATTTTGATAATACTTTTGTCACTTCTAATACGGTAGGCAATAATTTAGAACCTAAAGTTAATTGAAGTTCAAGAACAGCATTACTAAACTCTTTGAATACTTCTGCGGGTGATTCTGCCATAATTTTTTCAATTTTATCTGCGCCTTCATCTGCTGATTTTGCCAATGCTCTTAAAATTACATCTGTGGTTAACAAGCCTTTAGAAGCAAAGTCTTTTAATTTACCTGTAGCTATACCAGTTTCGTCTGAGATCGCTTTTAATAGTTGTGGTACTTGTTCCGCTATACTTCTAAATTCATCACCTTGTAAGCGCCCAGAACCTAAACCCTGTGCAAGTTGAGTAAACGCTGCACTTGCTTCTTGTGAAGTCAAACCAGCTTCTTTTGCAATAGTATTAAATCCAAAAAATACAGTTTCAATATCTTTTAAAGCAATACCTAAAGGTCTTAATCTGGCAAAAATATCTGTAATACCTTGTGTTGCCTCTACTATAGATAGATTAAATTTGTCCTGTGCTTTTCTTACTAATTCTTGCGCCCCTGCAAATTCATTAAATTCAGAGGTCAAAACCTTCATTCTTATTTGCAAAGCCTGAAAATTTGAAGTTGTTGATATTGTCTGTTTTGCTAATAATGTAAAACCTATCCCAGCAATAGCAGTCCTCAATCCACCAAAACTTTGCTGTAACTGGTTAGTTTGTTTTTGTACACCTCTTAATGCTCTTTGCGCATTACTGGCATCAACTATTAGTTTTACATTAGCCTGTGCCACAAATTAAAAAAAGCCTTTATTATATATTACCTCTATTTGTGTTTTTGTCGTTGTTGCGCCTTATTTTGTTGGTCAATTTTATTTTCATAATAAGCAGCCCAATATATAAGCTCTTCCTGTGTCAGAGCATTTCTTAATTCATCTAGTGTTTTACCAAGTTCTGTTGCTAGGAAAAATTCAAAACTGAGCCAATTATCCCCTTTTAACCTTTTTTTGCAGTTTCTATATCTAGCTCAATATTAAATAGAAATAATTCTAAGTCATTTAAAACTTTTTCTGGTAGTGATCTTTGTAGTATTGGAGCATCTGACATATCAAAAGCTTGTGAGCCATCTTCTTTTTGAGCCATCTTACAAAGTAGCTGAGTAGAAACAAGTAATGCTTCATCAGTACCAGCTAGTTGCTGTGCTTTTTGCCTGTCAAATCTAGTGATCGGTGGAAAATATAAATCTATTTTTGTACCGTTAGGTGTAATTAATTCATACTTTCTGCGTGTAGACATTTCATCTTTGAAAGCACCAATTAATAGGTCTGCGGTTCTTTGATTTGCCATAAAAAAATGCGAAGTTTTTTACTTAATTAGATTGCGGAAGTAATAGTTCCAGTTGGTTTGAAGGTAATAGTGATTGCATTTGGATCACCTAAAGATGAACTTTGCTCGAAGTTTGTGATAATTCCATTAAAAGAAATTTTCTTTGTAGCACTTGAACTGTCTGGGAATAATTCAAAAGATGCTGTGCCAGCATCACCTGTAGTTAAAACACCATCAACGAAAGTTGCTGTTTCACCAGATGCTGAATCATCATAGAGAAGTTCTGCTGTACCTTCACCCTCAATCAAACCACCAGTGAATGCTTTAAAAGTATCACCTTGAGCAGTTATTTCTTGAATGTCTTTTGTGATAGACATAGACCAGCTAGTAGTACCAAGAACAGGGTTTACAGATGAGCCACCATCATCAAATTTGACTTGACCAACATCACCTTTTACCTTTGCCATAACAAATAAAAGAAAGATTTATAAATATATTAACTCTTTTCTTGTTTTTTTACAGCTTTTTTACTTAATTCTTGTTTTTCCATGTATCGTCTGCATTGATTGTCCCAGTATTGTGGTTCTCTTCTGCCTTTTACAGCTTCGATAACATCAAGCATTGCTTCGGTAATTTCCATTAAAGATCCTCATAAATGTTAAATGTAATTCTCATCTGTGTTTGAAATTTTCCTTCAGGACTTGAAGTAACAACTTCTGCTATAGATGGTGAATCAAAAATTACATTAGAAACAGTAATTCTATTGTATAAGTCCCTAAGACGTTTGCAAATAGTGAAATTCGACCCTGCCCCTATATTTTCTTCAGTAAAAACATTTAAAATTACAAGGCCGACAACATTATTTGTAGCTGTACTAGCATCACCCTGAGTTAAGTATTCACTTTGACCAAAGCTTGTAATGCACTGTACGAAGCTATCTTCTGTTGTAGAGTCAAAGCTCATATTACTAAAAACAACAGGAATGGCGGGGCTGCTGGCTAGTTCTGTTGCTAATCTGCCCTCAATAGTTGATCTAACTGTATTCAAATCTATGGCAGCCATTAGATAGACCTCTTGATGATTTCGTATTGTCTCCTCGCGTAGATTTCAAGTTCTTTGCCAATTAGTGCTGGAAAACCAGCTATTGTGCCTTGTTTTGTTCTATATTTTTTGCCCCATGAAGGTGGCAAGTTTACACCGAAACATACTGGCTCTGCGTATGAGACATTATTGAAAACTGTACCTTCAAATTTTTTTATGCTTGTTTGCCAGTTTGCTCTTAATCTTCCTGTATCAACAGGTGTTGCTAATTTGACTCTCGCTGTCCACTCTAGCGTAGTCGCTGCGACAAGAGCCGATACCGCCTCACTCATTACATCGTCTATTTGATCTAGTCTAATTTTTCTTGCCATTTTTACCTCAGAATAAGATCAAAACTAACAGCTGTATTATTTTGTTCATTAGTTAAAACTTGAATTATTTTAAACTCCACGCTACTAATTACAACTCTGTCTTTTGTAGTCGGGACAAATGTAATATCGCCAGCGGAAATAGTTAGTTGTTTGTCTTGCGATTCGATCAAATCATTTACTTGAGATCTTGTAACATTACTTAATACACCTTTGATAGTTGTATCTGATGTAGATTCAGTTATTGCTCCTGTAGTTGTGTTATATGAACCTGTTGTCACTCTTCTAATAGTCACATCACCGCCAAGTTTTTTCAATGATGCACTAGCTGCTTTTTTTAAGGCTTTTGCAAGACTCATAAGAAATAAGCGATAACCTGACCACTAGCAAGAGTGATACTTGTAATAACTCCACAAACTTCTGAAGAAGCTTTCATAGTGATGCCATTAATAGTAGCTGATCCATTTTCTGTAATGTTTTCTGCAACGAAAGTAGCTTCTGCGTCTGTGAGACAATGTACTTTGCCAAATCTGCCTGTATGTGCAGCCGTATCGGTGATAATGATTGCCGCTGGATATTCGTAGCCGTAACCCATTTTCATGCCCTCTTGATTTGTAAGTTTGCTCTTCCACCTATTCTAATACCCATTAGGTAGTGGTCAACGATTGGCGGAATACGATCAATGCCCACAGCCCCATAAAATCTAGGAGTTATATCTATATTACCAATATTAACTGAAGCAAAATCTTCTAATCCGCTTAGTTCTAGTCCGTTCCTGTTGTTGTTAAGGTAAACAGCCAGAATTACTTGAGCGTGTTTTACTCTATCTGGTATTTCTGTGTCTAAATAATAATCTGCAACTAATCTGTTAGGAAATGACAAGCCATACAAGTTTGTGTATGTATCAGGTTTCCTTACTCCCGATCTAGGCCACTCTAGTGCTTGGGTATCAGATACCCTAGCTCCTAAGAACTTTTCTCTGTCTATTCTTTGGGCTGCTGTGAATAATGCACGATTTTTATTATCAGTGCTTGAGCCATCCCAAGCTGCTGTGTCATCACTAAGGATTAGACCCTCAATAAATGAATTTGCGTCAGAAAGAGTTATATAGGTGTTCGCGTTAGCACCGCCAACAGTAGCATCAAGAGTTATCGCCATTTAGTTTTACCTTTTTGGGCTTTGGTTTAGTTTTTGGCTTTTCAATAGTGGGAGTGAGTGAAGCCGCTTTTAAGGCAGCTTCATTTCTCTCTCTCATACGCCTAAATGCGTACATAGCCATTAGCTTGATGCACCTTTAAGAGCAACGAAATTAATAACGATTGCTTGGCTTAAGTTGCCAGCAGATACGTTAGAAACTGTTACTGCAAAAGATCCAGCAGCAATACTATTAGCGTTCACAAGATATGAACCAGCAGTACCAGCAGAACCATGGCAAGCTACAACAACGTCTGTTGCTGCAATCTTGCTGTTAGTTACTGTGAAAGTTACCTCTGTGCCAGCGTCAAGCTGTGCAGCATGCATAGTAATCTGTCCAGACTCTGTATTTAGAGTTACACCTGTGGATTTGGAAGTACCTTGTGTTACAGTCCCTCCATTTGTTGTACCGACTAAAGAGCCAGCAGTTACTTCAAATAATGATGGCATGATTAATCCTGATTACTTACGTTTGTAGCGCGAACAATACCGATGTTCTTAGTCTCATACACTTTCGACCATGAACCAACTGTCTCCAATACAGTTCTGTTTGGATTGACTGTTGATACTGCGTACTTAAGACCTACAGGGTGATAGATGTAGTGAAGATCCACTGCCATAGCTTCTTCCAAAGCTAAGATGTCTCTATCTGTCTGTGTTCTGATTGGTGCTTGCTCACCTGTAACAACTGCACCTTGAGTAAAGAAGAAAGTTGAATACTCAGTAGAAGAGCCAGAACCTGTTGTTGGAATATCATCTGAAACGATTACACGTAAACCCATGAAAGTGTTTACAGTATTTGGTCCATCAAATGCTCTTGTTGTGCTACCACCTGTGGCATCTCCGTCTGGAGCGCCTGTATTGTCGTAAATACGATCAATAGCATTTCTCTCAACTAGGTCATAGAAAACCTTTGAGTGCATTGCAATAGCTGTTAACTTACCACCTTGATCGCCTAGTAAAGCTTGTGCTTTAGCAACGTGTCTTGGGCTAAGAACAGTTGGAGTATCACCTGATTCAGAATCAATAGTAAGATCGAACAAAGCTGAACTACTAGAGTTAGCGTTGATAGATCCAAATGCACCAGTTAAGCAAGAATATAAATCCTTCTGCTTTTGGTTGTTGACGTATGCCGCCATCTTCTGAGCAATAGCAGCCATTGGATCAACACCGCCACCAACTGCTAGAGCAGCTAAGTCACGTGAACTGAAAGCACGACCTCTATGAAGTACAGCTGCAATTTGGTTATCAGCTGTAATTTTTGCTGGTGTTAATGATGTTGAGTCTGTTAAAACTTCAAAATCGCCAGTTAAATTAGCTTTGTAGAAAGGTATCTTTACAAAGTCTCCGCCTCTTTCTGCGGATAGATTCAATTCTGCCAAAGGTTGTACTACCCCACTCTGTAGGAAGCTGTCAGTCTGAGTTGTAGCTTCGATTAAGTAGGGAGTAAACACCTCAGGAATTATTAAATCACTGCGTAATGTCGCCATTAGAATTTAATAAATATGTTTACTTCGAGGCACAACCTCTGACGTAGCACAACCACGTTGTTACTATACTAACCGCTAACTGCGTTTTTGAGCATATTATATTTATTTATGTCTGTACGATATAACCTTGCTTGCTCAGTCAGATTAAAAGAATCTTTGGCAAATGGATTATTTTCACCGCTAGTTACAAATTCTGTTTGAACTTTAGTAGTAGTCGCCCCGCCTCCCTGCGGTCTTGGATTCTTTTGTACCCAAGCTGGCATTTTAGACATCGCCCACTCTTTTACAGGTGTTCTGTTATAGCCATCTACTACAACAACAGTCCCATCTGTTTCTCTGGCTAATTGATCTTTGTCAATGCGTGACAAAACATATTGTGGGTCGTGAACAACATCAGCTAGTGCTGTTACCGCTGGTGCTTCTACCTCAAGCTGTCTCTGCCTGCTTTCTAGCTCTTGTATTCTTTTATTCTTAGCCTCTTCAGCCTCTCGGTACTGTTGAGCCTGTTTTGCTATAGCCTCATCATATCTGCCCTTTGCTTCTAACTCTTCTTTCTCTTTTTGCTGTTTAAAAGCAATAAGCGCTTCAACATCTACATCTGGTGGTACAGCTTTTGCTGCTTCCTTTGCTTTTTTGTAATCGTCTAAAATTTCTCTGTTGCTTTTTCTGAGTGCTTCAACTTCTGCCATTAACGCTGCTGTATCTACAGGTGGATTTGGTTTGATTGGTTCGTCAGCCATAAATAAATTTTAACAATAATTAATATAAATAATACCTTACCATTTAACTTTGTCAGCCCAATATGCTGCACTCATCTTACCTTTTGCAATATGTTTAGCCATTCTTGCCTTAAAACTTTTTTGTCTTTTTTTACCTTTTTCTGTTTTTGGGTCTGAGCCTGCACCCCTAACACCTTGTTGACCAAATCTAATTAATTTAACTTTATCGCCTTCTTTTGCTAATACTGCATGACTGCTTCGCGGGTGTTTTGAAGTTCTTTTCGGTTTGTTATAACCTTCAAAAGTTTCACCTCTATAAGTAATAGCCATTATTTGCCCTTCCTTCTCATTGCTAATTTGTGAGCCTCTGTAAATGAAACTCCCTCCCTCATCTTACGCTTCATAAAATCCATATGCGCTTTGGTATGACCATGCGCCTTTTGATGTTTGGCTAAAGTATTTTTTTGTCTAGTAGTTAATCTCATTTTTTCTTCCTTAACAAATCAGCGTCTGCTTTTCTTGCACCGCCTTTACCAGATATGAAGCTATTAACTCTCCCCATAGCCCACGCGCCCATTGGTACATTTCTTGACCCACTAGACAAGTAAGCACCTTGACCGCGCCTATATACAGCAGCAAGCTGTCTATATGTAAATCTTGACTTTTCAGCTTTAGCCCTAAGACTTTTTTCTACGGCTGCGCTTAGTGGTTTTCTTCTTTTTGCTTGTGGAGACATTTTGTTTAGTCCGTGATTTAGAAACAGCTTTTATATCAATATACTCTCCTTTTCTATAAGCTTCGGCTGTTCGTTTGATTTCTGCCGCTTTTGCACTTTTATTTCTAGCGCCACTAAGGTAGACCTTTGCAACGCCAGTTTTTTTATCTTTAGGTACTTTGCGGAACTTTCTAGTCACTTTTTAGTTTTCTTTTTGGCAGTAGGCTTGGTTTCTTTAGGCTTTTTGTCCTCTTCACCTTGTACCTTAAAAATATATCCCATTACTTTTTGCCTCCTTTCTTCTTTTTCTTCTTACCTTTAGGCTTCATTGATCCGTAGTGTGAAGGCATAACAATAGTAGTAACTTTTTCTATATTACTTCTTTTTACGTTTTTTAGCAGACGATAGAGCTATTGCTTGAGCCTGCTTCAAAGTCTTACCCTCTTTCATTAGCAGACGTATGTTAGCTGAAATAGCTTTTTGTGATTTACCTTTTTTTAATGGCATAGTTATCCAAAGTATTGGTTAAGTAAATCAAAGTCCTCATCTTCTATAGCTAAAATATACAAGCCTTCAATCAACTGTGAAAACTCTTTTTTAGTTTGTCCACTAGAATTTTGTATTAAATCATATATCTTTTTTGGTATCGTTTTGTTTTTTGGGAACTTGTTAATAAGTTCTGCTGCTTCAAATGGCATCATAAGTTTTTAAGTGATTGGTCTAAAGTTGCATCTACCCATTTATACAAGCGTGGTGCTTTCTCTTGCAACCCCTCTGGATTAAAAATATATTGTGTGAAAGCTTCTGCAAACTGTTCTAGATGGTTAGATCGACTATAACCAGTTACATAAGTCATACCTTTATCTTTTGCATATTGCCTGCCTAAGTTTAAAGCGCCAGATTGATAGTGTACTTGGTGTCCCATTTCGTGAATCAGCGTATCTAACCAATCAAATGAATCGTCCATAGGTGTGCCGTTATTCCAGACTTCGTATATACCCTCTGCTCGACCTTGCATATAACGATCATATTTTGTTCCTTTAAACTTTGAAAATTTAAAATTATTGTCTAAAGTTTCTTTTGAAATTTTCTTCATTTGTCTTGCAGTTGTAACAGATACCTTTCTGGCCTTTTGGCTTAGTTGGGTATGAATCATTCCTGTACCAAAATTTGTAAAGCCACTTGTGTTACCAGTTGCGTTAGCAAACAAACTGTTGGTCACTTTGTTTTGAAAACTTAGAGTGGTAGATTGACCTTTCTTTAACTGTTCAATAGCATCATCAAATACTCTTTTTCTTGAAGATATTCTCCTTTGGAAGTCGTTACTACCACTTCCATTCCATATACGTTTCCAATCTTTTGTATTTTGTGGTAAGTCATCAACTGGTAATTGATTTATATACTCAAATCTTTTAACTGCAGTTTTATGTGATTGTTCAAATGCTTTTAAGTTTTTACCTTTCAAATATCTCTCCTCTAAAGCAACGTATCTTCTAGTGGCTTCGTTGCTCATGTTGTATTGATGAACTATTTTTCCTTTTTTCATAAATAATCGCATTTTTTTGACATTTACTGCTGTCAAACCACCTAGTTTCTCCAAACTGTCTAAGCTATCCTCTGTAAATTCCTCAATACTTCCTATTTTGTTTTGATCTATCCAATCATCAACACCTTCGGTAGTCATAGCTGGTGATGTTACTGTTCTAGGTGTCTTAGCTGCTACAACTGCTGGTGTAGTAACAGCGGCTTTCGCTGCAACTTTGGCCGTACCATACAATTCTTGTAATCTTTCTAGGGATACCTCTGTTCCATCATTGCGAATCATTTTACGCAAAGCTGCATGACCTGATCCTTCTTTTTTCGCTAATTTTTTAAATATTCTTACTTTTCCTTCACTGCCTAAAGTTTTGACCTGTAATTCTCTATCTGCATCTAGTAACCAATCTCCATATTGTGTGTCTTGCGGCACTCTGCCAGTTTTTGATGGTCTAGTATCAAGTTTAGTGGTCGGTGGTTTTTCTAAATCAGGGTATTTTTTTTGTAATCCATCAAAATCAACAACAGGAACAGTAGTAGACCTACAGTTAAAGTGCTGCGGTGGTAAGACTCCCTTGTTATATTCAAATTTTTGACCATCTAGCCTTTGACATATAGCACTTGTTCTACTGTCTAGGGTTGCAACATACTGGTATTTTGGAGAGACTTTTTTGTTGGCAGCATAAACAGATTGAGAAGCCTGATTCGTAGCCTGATTAACAGATGTCCTTACAATAGTTTGAATCTGATGGCTTGCTACTTTTATTGCGTCACCACCAGCGGCAGCGGCTTGTCTGGCAGTCCCTTCAAAGTCAAAATCTATTCTACCTGCTAATCTTCGTGCTATTTGCTGTGTTGTTTCTCCACTAAAAACACCAGCCCTAATATTTCTTGCCAATAAGTCTTGATTTCGTGTAGCAATACCTCTGAAAGCTTTTTCTACTGTTTGTCCATTAGGCAAAGTTATCATTGCGCCTTGCCTAGCCGTTAATTGAAATTTGCCAGCACCAAACTTAATAAAATCATCTTCTGTAAATTGTTTGCTAGTAAAAATATTTATTTGTGTGGGATCTGTTTTAACAAAGGAAGTTGCATACCTTTGACTTACTGCTACCGAGTTAATTGGAACTTTGCCTGATTTAACTACTTTTTTTAATTCATTTTCTATAAATCCTACCTGTACGTCTACTAAACCCTCTATTTCCTTTATCATCTGTCTTGTAGCACCTTTATGCCACTTGTCCATGCTAGCTTTAGATTGTGCAATGATTGCTCTTAACCTTTTTCTAGTTTGAGGTGATATAACTACCCCTGCTGCTGCTGTTTGTTGTCTAATATCAATTTTTTTTAGCTCTTCTGTAGCGTTTGTAATTACTTGTATATAGTTTGCAACTAATTTATTGGCTACAGCGTTACTAAACCTGTTAACGTCTATAGTTTCCCTAAAGAATACCTCTGGAATACTCATTTATCATTCTTCCTCTGCTTCCTCCTCTACTTCAGGCTCTGGATCTGGTTCTTCAGGTGGTTCTGTCTCTGTTAATCCACCATTTTGTGTACCTTCAATCTCATCTTCTACGTCAAAGTCATCACCTAAGACCTCTCCAGCAGATAGCTGGTTAAGCAATGTTTCTTGTGTGATAGTTCCAGCAGTAAAGAGTTGTAGTAAACTCTGTATTTCTTGTGGCTGTAATCTTGCAGAAACAAAGTCTCTATTAACAAATGAGCTACCTGCATTAGCTTCATTTAAATATTGGCTGTGAAATCTTAGACAGTTATCTATTAAGTCTTGCATCTGCTGTGCTATTACCATCATGGTCGAATCATTCTGCGATCTATCTATTTGCTTAGCCTCTGCTGATTCTCCTACTAACTTCTGTCCAAGTACAGCGGCTAGTGATAGTGTGTTTATTTGGTCTTTAATATCAGCAAGTCTTTGGAACTGGCTATCATAACTATCTCCTGATGGGCTGACATATTCCATTCTTGACTCTGGAGGTAAAGCTAACGCTTCACTTGCACCTGTTGTTATCTCATCTGCATTAGGATAGCCAAATATAGCAAGTAGAGGTACAGAACTGATATGCAAAATGTTATCTAGGTCTGATTGTATTTGGTAGTGCTTAAGGTTTAATTCCGCAATGTCATATAGCGGGCTGCGGCTTTCGTAATAGCCAACTCTATTAGAGTAAGCAACAGCAAAGGGAATCTTATCCTTAATACTCATTTCTCCTTCATCAAATAATTTATATTCATTTTTTTTATCGTCTTTTCTGTGAATTTCGTATCTACCTCTTTCTAATACCCTAATCTGCTTAATAATTTTGTCTCCGTATTTTCCATCAGGTTCTACTACCTGTTCCATTAGTCTTAGCTGTGTTAATTGCCTTTCGCCTTCAATAATCTCAGACCGCCAGCCTAAAATATCTTTAGGTGTATAAGTAACCCAATATGGCCTAGTCTTATCCCCTGCCTTTGGGGCATCTACCAAAACGCCAACATGACCAAAACTTATAGCTTGTCTCGCTGTCTGATATAGCCACACATTGAGATCATTACCTTCTAAATCAACATCAAATAGCTGCTCTCTTACTAGGTCTGATACATCATCTAGTCTTACTGGTTTTCTAACAAGCATACCTGAAAGCATTTTCTCAATACGCTGCAAATATGGAACTACTGTTGATCTGCTAAGTCTAGTGTCATAACTATCGTCAGTCTCTCTAGGTTCTTGTGGTAAATATTTTCTATGTTCGCTTCTAATTTTATATGTACCTTCTTTCAAATCTGTAATAAGATCCCAAAACTGAGCCATACGCTGATAGGCCGCGTTAGGACTAGCAACTGTTGTAGCAGCTTGTGTAATGGGCTGATTGTAAATATTTAGTGAGCTATACACAGTTTTGCCTCAATAGTACCATGTTCTTAATATATTCTAATGCCTGTTCGTTTGCCCGCATGAGCATAAAGTGGATTAAACTCCCTCCATACTAAATAACCTAGTGCGTCATTCATGTGGTCGTAACCAGCGTCTTTGTCTGGTTCGCCCTTATCTGTATAACTTTGTAACTCCAAACATTCAATCATACGTTTGCAACTGGCATTGATTTGTAAACGTACTTGCCCTTTTCCGTTGCATAACAAACCCTGTACGGCAGAGACTCTATCTCTGATTGCTGGATTGCTTTTGGCTGAAAGATTAGTGAAGCCATAGGATTCAAGAATCTGTATGTCTGTTTTTGCTGCATTAGTACTACGATTGCCACCCGATGCGTCAGGGTAGACATAAATCTTATTAGAAGGATATCTACGTTTGATTTCTTGGGCAAGTGCGTCTGTATCATGTGCAGATACAATCTCATCAATTATTAACAATTTTCCTTCTAATTTAATTCCTATCACCGCGCTCATGTTTCCAATATTAAAATCTACCCCTATCCTTAATGGTTCTAATTGAATACTTGGAATCGTATCTGTAATGTTATCTTCTCTTACGAATCTGTCATATACCTGCCCTGTTGTTAGATTGGTGAACTCTCCATTAAGGTAGGCCTGCAACATACTAGAATCGTAATTTGCTTGCATTCTTTCAATAAAATCTTTTGGTAAATGTGGGTTGTCTTGTGTCCTCATTCTTATAAGTTTTCTGTCTGTTCTTTCCTGTGCTGCCTCTGATCCAAAGGTATTCCACATCCATCTAAAACCCTCTGGTGTGCTTGCTGCACAGAACTGCCTGACATTGCCAGATCTTAACCTACCTAGAATCTTTGGAAATGCTCTATCACAAACAGATGGGGAAACTGTATCAATCTCGTCTGCCAACACGAAAGCCAAATTTAGACCTATTATCCTAGACCAGTTTTCAAAGCTTCTACATAATATTTTTGTATCACCTTCAGGTAAGTGCAAAACGTATTCAGGTAATGGACTAGCCCTGTATGAGTAAGGTATCTCATAATTTTCTAAAAATTGTTCAAAGTCATTTTGCCAAATATCTCTAATCAATGCACCAGTAGGCTCTAAAACTGCCCCTGTAAAACCTACATTTAATGCTGCAAGTTTTACACATACTGCACAAAGCGCTCTAGTTTTCCCTGCACCATAACCAGCTGATAGTCCTAATATTTCTGTATTGCTGTTATCAAAAAACTCTCTCTGTGGTTCGTGAAGATCATTTCTAATATTTGCTAATAATTGTTTTATATCAATCGAAACTCCGCTAGTGCCTGCAATATCTAATACTGATCCTTCTCTAGTTAAGATGCTCATGTTGTGATCTGTGCAATCTTAGCCATTGAATTAATACAACCCAAAGCAACGTGTAATTGGTTGTTGTTTCTAGCCTCTTTTTGTAGGGTAGAAAGCTGGCTTAAAATGTCCGCGGTAAACTGCCTTCTGTCGATGTCAAAATCTTTCTTAAGAATGATACGGGCATCTTGGATATACTGTTCTGTTTGTCTTAACTTCAACCCCCACTCAGCCGCGGTATATTTTATGATTTCTGACCGCGTTACACCTCGCGCTAGAAACGCTGCAATTTTGAAAGTTCTATAATCTTTTTCTGACTGTGTAGCCTTCTTTTTTTTCACTATTTTTCTAGATTGTGAAAGGAATCAAGCGCGTACCAAACGTGAGAGTTTCGATATCCTCCCTGATGTGTAGGGATAATCGGTGTAACTCCGTGCCTATTACGCCAAGCTGGATATACCAATAATGAATTATCGGTTTGGTCAAACGTGGCATTGTAATCAGGTACGTGCAAGTTACCTCCCTTACTGTTACGCCTTTTGGTAATTATCATATTTATAGCACCTTTTACATTGGCGTGGTCTTGATGAACAGGTGCGGATATATTGCAATTCGAGATAGTAGAACTGAAATTATTAGCGAAACGCCAGTTATCAGGTATTCTTTGCTTTATCTTGAACAAGTGATTTTCAGCTACTGTTGGAATATATTTTTTTACTATTTCAAAAGATTTTATACCAGCTGCATACATAGCTTTAACGAAAGTATTAGCAGACTTAACTGAATGAACAGATGATCTAGTTGCGTATGGCCTTCTCATGTGTGGTTTAGGTGGACATGAACCCAAGATAGTTGAATACTGTAATACTTCAGCTTTTTTGTTATGTAAACCACTAGACCTTTTCATTTCTGATTTAGGTACGCGCTTCGTATGTATTTCTCTGTCAGCTATATTCACAAGGTTCTGTAAATCGTCTGGCAAAGTTTTTATAAACAAACCCACAGGAGTACCATCTGGGTCTATTAGAATGCAATCTTCAAAAATATTAGGCTCAAAACCGCCTACACTATCTCCAATCTTTAAAGGAGAAGTTACTGGCTTCAGGATTAGTTCAGGTAGTTTCATCTTTTAAAACAATAAACCATAATACATGGCGGAAACCAGCTTTCACCCCACATATTTATATCTCTCTCCTCATAGTGAATAGTTTTGTATGGTGCTTCAACTTTATACTTTAGCTTTTGCTTTTCTATAACTTTCCATATCTTGGGTAACTCTGGGTCAATATCAAAACTCCATTCATAGACAAGTTTATTAAAGTCGCTTTTTGTATGGGTAAGTATTGGTATTTCTGCCCCTTCTATATCCATTTTGCAGTTATCAGCTAATACAGCTTGCTCATCAAAATTTAGACAAGGCACTCTTATAGCTTTATTACTCTTCTTTTTCATTATGGTATTGCGCCATACATTACCATTTTGGGCTATGGATAGGGTTGTATCTTTTCTAAAATCATGCACTAAAGCAGCTTGTTTAACTGTTATGGCATTTTGAAAGCCATTAAGTTTTGCATTTTTTTCAATTAATTCACAATTAAAAGGGTCTGGCTCATAAGTAATTACAGTTGCACCTTTAGAAGCTGCTAACAAAGAGAAAGCACCAACATTACCGCCACAATCTAACCAGCTTTCATTATTAAGGACTTCCATACCTTTTTTTAGGTAAGATTGATTAGATAGAACCTCTATGAAAGTCTTAATGTCGGAGTAGCCTTCTCTGTAGAAGAATTTAACTCCGTTTAAAGAAGTTTTGGTTAACTTCATTAGCTTAATGCTTTAAGCGCGTTTACTAGCTCTTGGCCTATGTAGATACCTTTTTTTCTTGCTTGTGCTACTACTTCTTTTGCCTCTTCATAATCTTCTGGTCGAAATTCTATCTGTATTGCCTTCATTACATCATTAGCTAGTTCGCTGGTAGGGTCGTCAAAATCATCTAATGAACCGTAATCAGGATCATCAGCAAAGGTTGGCACATCATCGCCCCAGCCTAAAACAGATAAATCAAAACCATTTTCCATTAGTGCTTCTAATTCTTGTTTCAATATGTCATCGTCCCAACTAGAGTTTAAAGCCAGTTGATTATCTGCAATTATGTAAGCTCTACGCTGATCTGGTGTTAGATGTGAAAGTGTAATAGTTGGAACTGTTTCTAGTCCAATCTTTTTTGCAGCTGCAATACGACCATGACCACAAACAACATTACCCATGTCATCAATTAGTACAGGATTAGTAAACCCAAACTCCTGTAGTGAGATTGCTAATCTTTCTATCTGAACATCACTATGAACTCTAGGATTATCTTTATAAAGGGTTAAATCTATTATTCTTGATTGTTTAATATCCTCAGGTGAGAAGATTGGCAACTTTGTTGTTGTAGTCATAGCGAGATAGTTAACTGTCCACACTTTAGCTCTTTTTTTGACAGGTACACTTCTTTA